CCGATTTTTGGGTGGGCCGGTGTTTGCTGCGCCCGCCAATAGGCTTCTGTTTGTGTGTACATCGTGCCAAGCGCGCGTGATTATGCATAGAACGTGCGTGGCCTGAACGAAAACGAGCTCAGAATGGCCGCTTCCTATCCAAAGCCCGATGGCCAGAAGGTCACTCGGGTTGCACCGAAGTTTGATTGGGTTCCGCTGCCGGCCGAAGGTCGCCAAGGGCAACCTCCGAAGCTGCCTCGCTTGCGCCCTTGGACGGCTGCAACTCGAGCAGCATGGAAACTGTTGTGGGCATCACCGCAGGCGACAGCGTGGGACCAGACCGGTCGCACGCTCCATGCCTGGGCGGTGCTGCATCACGATCTTGTTGACGGCGAGCGTGCCACTGCTGGCATCGCCGCCGAGATGCGCAACATTGAGGATCGCCACGGGCTGAACCCAAAAGCCCTGCTGCAGTTGCGGTGGGTGATTGTTGATGAACCCTCCGAGTCAACCGAACCGTCGACACCGAAGCGTGCAAGCGCTGAGGCTCACCGCCGGTTCAAGGTGGTAGATCCCGATGCCGTGGAAGGGCCCTGACGAACAGTTCTCTTTTCCCACCCTGTTCGGCGAGATCGCCGATGGGCTGGAGAAGTATCTGACCGTGCCCGGTGGCCCATTGGCCGGCCAGCCTTTGCAGCTGGCGCCGTGGCAATGGGAGTTCGGCTGTTGCCTGTATCGGATTGACCCCGATACCGGGCGCTACGCCTACCGCCGTGCCGCTGCTTCAATGCCCAAGGGCATGGGCAAGAGCCCGTTCCTTGGTGCGTTGGCGTTCGCCGAGCTTGTCCTGCCAACCGTGTTCGATGGTTGGGATGGCGACGGCAACCCTGTGGGTCGACCTCGCAATTCCCCCTGGGTGCAGATCGCCGCAGTGTCGGAAGATCAAACCGACAACTGCTACATCCAACTCGTGGACATGTTGCGCGACTCCGACGCCGTCGCCGATTACGGCATGGACGTCGGCCTCACCCGCACGTTCCTCAAAGGCCGATCCGGTCGCATCGAACCAGTCACCGCCTCATCGGGTTCCCGTGAAGGCCAGCCAGTGACGTTCGCTGTGCTCGAGGAAACCCAGTACTGGCGCCCCGGCAACGGTGGCGTCGAACTCGCAGCAACGATTCGCCGCAACATCGCCAAAACCGACGGCCGCAGCGTCGAGGTAACCAACGCCTACCGCAAAGGCGACGACTCGGTAGCCGAAGCGACCTCTGCCGCTGCGCTGAAAAAGTCCGTCGGCCTGTACTACTCGCAGCGCCGAGGCCCATGGGTTGACGACCTGCTTGACGCCGCCGCAGTCCGCTCAGCGCTTGACGTCGCCTACGACGGCTGCAGTTGGGTCGACCTTGACCGGCTGACCGAAGAATGCGCCGATCCGTCCACGACCGCTGACGACGCCCGCCGGTTCTATCTCGGCTGGCCATCGGAAGCCCCTGAGGACGCATGGATCAGCCCCGGACAATGGGAACAGTGCCGGACACCAGGCGGACGCTTGGACTTCGACCTTCCCGTGTTCGTCGGCATCGACGTGGCCCTCAAGCACGACACGACAGCAATCGTGATTGTGCAGGATCAGGGCGCACGGATCTTCGCCGAGGCCCGCATCTGGACGCCGACACCCACACAGGTTCTGGACCTGAAAGCTGTGGAGGCGTACTTGCGAGTCTTGGCCGGCAGATACACCATCAACGAGATCGTCTACGACCCACGCTTCTTCGAGCGGTCCGCTCAGGAGCTTGAGTCCGAAGGCCTGCCGCTGGTGGAGTTCCCACAGAACCACTCACGCATGGTCCCGGCGTGCGGCAACGCTTACGAGGTGATCGCCTCAGGTCGTCTCGCCCATGATGGTGATCAGTCGTTCACCGATCAGATGTTGGCTGCGGCTCCGGTGACCACCGAGCACGGCTGGCGACTCAGCAAAGGCCGCAGCCGTCGCAAGATCGACGCTGCGATCGCCCTTGCCATGGCCCTTGATCGAGTCACTCGCAGACCCGAAGCGCAGGTCGATGTAACCGCGCAGATCTTCTGACCCTCACCCTTGGAGGTGGCAATGCGTAAAGCACAGGTCATTTCCACTGTCATTGAAATTGTCGGGATGTTCGCTGTCGTCGCAGGAGCAGCGTTCATCTACTGGCCGGCCGCAGCGATCCTTGGAGGCTTGTGCCTCATGGTGATCGGGTATGCGCTCGGCGTTGATTCGGAGGCTTCGTGAGCATCCTGCGTGGCCTTACGGCCGAGCGACGTTCCAGCGGCGGCGACGTGTTGCTGTCACAAGCAGCGATCCCCCCGCCGGGCTTCTACTACCCAACTGACAGCTCCGAGACGGTCAACACTGACTCCGCCATGCGCATTTCTGCAGTCTGGGGAGCCGTCAACTTATTGACCGACGTCGTGGCGCCGCTCCCCTGGCACGCCTACCGTCGCAACCCTGACGGCACCGAGTCAATGATCGCCGATCACCCCTTGCTGATCTCGCCTTCCAACGAGCCGGCCCTGACTGCTTCCGACTGGCGCGCTCAGATGATGCGCTCCCTTCTGCTTCGAGGAAACGCCTACGGGCTCATCAAGCAGGTCGGCGCTTTCGGCGAACCCACCCAGATCCAACTGATCCACCCCGACTATGTGTCGGTCGTTCGCCTCGGCCCGCTCGGCCCGTTTGAGTACCGGGTGCTCGGCGAACGCATGGACCTGTGGCAGGCAGGCGGCTCACTGCTGCACATTCCCGCCTACACCGTTCCCGGAACTCCAGTTGGACTCTCCCCGATCGACTACGCCCGCCAGCAGATCGGCGTCGGTCTTGCTGCTGAGCGTTTCGGCGCCAAGTGGTTCGGTGACAACGCAACACCGTCTGCGGTGCTGTCCACCGATCAGCAGCTGACCGGCGAACAAGCCGACGCAATGAAGCAGCGCTGGAACGAAGCGATGCACGGCAATCGTGGCGTGGCCGTTCTCGGCGCCGGCCTTGACTACGCACCGATCAGTGTCCCTGCGAACGAGTCTCAGTTCCTCGAGACCATGAAGTTCACCGCCACTCAGATCGCCCGCATCTATGGCGTACCGCCCGAAATGATCGGCGCCGACTCCGGCTCATCCATGACTTACAGCAATGTGGAGTCACGGATGCTTCACCTGCTGGTGCTCGCTGGCCGGCCATGGATCGCACGCCTTGAGCACGCACTGTCGGCGCTGCTGCGCTCCACCGTCCAGGTGCGAGCCAACACCGACGAGCTGCTGCGCACCGATGCCCGCACTCGAGTCGACATTCAAACGGCGCGCCTGCGCATGGGTGTCCGCTCTGTTGACGAGATTCGTGCCGAGGACAATCTGCCGCCGCTGCCGAACAACGACGGCGCCCAGTACCTGTGGCCTCCGTATGCCTCCAAGATCGACTCAACCGAACCACTGGTTGTGCCGACCGCACCCGATCCGAACAATGGCTGAGTCGTTCAAACCGACCGAGTCCATGAAAACCGAAGCCCAGCGCGGCCTTGATTGGCGCAGCGAACACGGCCGAGGTGGCACCGAAGTCGGTATTGCACGCGCTCGAGACATCGTCAACGGCAAGAACCTTCCCCTGGACACGGTTCGCCGCATGCGATCGTTCTTCGCACGCCATGAGGTCGACAAAAAAGGCCAAGGCTTCAATCCCGGCGAAGACGGCTATCCCTCGAACGGTCGCATCGCTTGGGCGCTATGGGGTGGAGATGCCGGCCAAGGATGGGCCGAACGCATCGTCACCTCCGCCGATTCCGATCCAAACAGGAGCTCCGTGATGTCATCCGACTCACTCCCAGAGGTTGTGCTTGCACGCCTCAGCGACGAACAGCGCGCCAAGATCACCGACCAACGCACCACCCGCAAGGGCAAGGTGCCCGTCGAGGTGCGAGTGCTTGCCGCCTCGCCGACAATCACCGCACCGACCGAGGGCGAGTTCAAGCTGCGTGGCTACGCCACCGTCTACGACGTTCCCTACCCGATCGCTGGCGGTCCCGAGGCCGGCGGCTGGATGGAAACCGTTGCTCGAGGAGCAACTGCAAAGTCCATCAAGGACGGCGCCGATGTTCGGCTCCTGTACGACCACGGCGGCATCGCCCTTGCCCGCACGGCAAGCGGAACCATGCGCCTGGTCTCCGATGACATGGGGATGATGGTCGACGCCGACC